GCGCTGGGAATTTGGCACCACGATTATTTACGCAGAAGGCAAAGGCGTGATCTTCAATCAGCTTGAACTGGTGGCGTTGACTGGCCGCGTGTCACTTGCGGATAACCCACAGATCAGCACGTCTTATTCGGTTGATGGGCAAGTGTGGAGCCAATCAAAATATATCAGCGCAGGCACGATTGGCGATCGACTAAAGCGTTTGGTGTGGTTCCAGCAGGGCCACATGCGGAACTGGCGCATCCAGCGTTTCCAGGGAGATAGTTCGTCGCATGTGGCGTTTATCCGACTCGAAGCACAACTTGAGCCGCTGGCGTTCTGATGGCTAATTCAAAGTTAAATTTGACGCGTGATCAACTGGCCCTGTTCCTAAAGGATCACGAATCAATCAAGCAATTTGAACGGCTGTTTGCGACCGTTGATGCAATTGCGCCTGACTTCGTGAATGAAGTGGCCATTTCTGCTGGAACTGCGCAAGCGACGGCAAACGATGCACTTTCATTGATCGAAGCACTAGAAAACAGTCTCACAGCTGATGGAGCTGTGACTGATGCCAAAGCCACGCTTGCCCTGCAAGAATTACAGGCTCTCAAGTCTGAACTGCAACTTAAATTGCTTGAGCCTGCGGAGCAGTATGAACAAGCAACGATCAACCTTCAGAATCAGTTTGATACTGAACCTGCCGCACCTCAACTTGGAACGATTGCATCGTACAACCTGAATGGCTTGCCTACGGCGGGTGGCGTCGGTTATGGCACAGGGTCTGCGGTTGCTTTCACGCCAGCGGGCACTAGTGGTCAGTTTTTGACTTCTGCTGCTGCTGGAACACCAACCTGGACAACGCTGTCCAGCGTTGCGGTTACTTCGTTCAGCGCGGGCACTACAGGCTTTACACCTTCAACGGCCACCACCGGCGCAGTGACATTGGCCGGCACGCTGGCGGTCGCCAACGGCGGCACGGGGCTGGCGACGTCCGCCACCAACGGTCAGCTGCTTATTGGCAATGGCAGTGGTTACTCGCTGGCTGGTCTGACGGCTGGCACCGGGATCGGTGTAACAAACGGCGCGGGCACGATCTCGATTGCCAACTCCGGCGTGATTTCGCTGACGGGCACCGCGAATCAGGTGACGGCCTCTGCTTCAACTGGGGCAGTAACACTCAGCCTGCCGCAGAATATTCATACCGCCGCCACGCCGACCTTTGCTGGGGCCACGCTTACCAGCCAGTTGGCGTCCACCATGGGCAACAACACCGCGACAGGTGGTGGCCAAATTTACCTAAATGGTGCCACGGGTAATCGAATTGACTTCTCGACAGCAGGGATTGCAGCGCCTTCTTTTACGACCCGGAGCGTTGGCACCAAGGTTGTGTGGTTTCCGCTACTGGGCGCCAGCGCCGCAGACTATGCAACTGGGATTGACGGTAGTGTGCTGTGGAATTCTGTCCCAACGACCGGTGAATCTTTTAAGTGGTACGGGGGCACGACCCTAGCGGCGACTTTGACTGGCGCGGGTGCGCTTTCACTTACTGGCGCTCTATCGGTGGCAACTTCCGCTGGTGGTCAGATGTTTGCGAATGCCACAGGTACTAATCAAGCGTCGCTGGAGTTGCAAAGAACTGGCGCAACCAAGTGGCAGATCGGCATGCAGGCCGATAACTCATTCTTTATGTACGACAATGCCAATTCCCGAGACTTCCTGAGAGTGTCGTCGGGCAATGTGTTACTAGCGCCTGTGGGCGGCAACGTCGGTATTGGCACCGCCGCCCCTAGTGCAAAGCTCCACGTCTCTGGCGGGGGCGCCGATACCCGCGCGTATGTGTTCAGCGGTAGTGCTGCCAATTTTGCGGCCATTAGCGTGGGGCGAACCGCTGCTGACTTAGACATTGGCGTGGCTGCCACTGCGGGGCAATTCTCTAGCGATGCTGCCGCAGGGGATGTGGTGCTTCGCACCGCGACCGCAACTCAGAAATTGCTTTTGCAAACAGGTTTTGCCGCCGCAACGATTGCCTTGATTAGCGGCAACGTCGGTATTGGCACCACCAGCCCGACCCAAAAGCTGGATGTAGCCGGGGTGGCGGCCGTGCAAGGTGTGAAATTCCCGGCCACCCAGGTCGCTTCAGCCGATGCAAACACGCTGGACGATTACGAAGAGGGTAGCTTCACCCCCACCATTGTGGGCTTCCCCACCGCAGGGGCTGGCACCTACACAATACAGGTCGGCCGATATACAAAGATCGGGCGGTCTGTGAACATCCAATTTCGGGTGGCATGGTCGGCTCACACCGGCATCGGAGACATGACTATTGGCGGGTTGCCTTTTACAGCTTTAAACGTTACTGACGCGTATGCGGCGGTAACTTTCGGCTTCGTTAACAACGTGGCTTATACGGCAGGCGCTACGCCAATGGGCTATGTTGCCCCAAATTCGGCAACGATTGCGCTTGTCCAAATGCCAAGCGGTGGTGGGACAATGGCCGCTGTTCCGATGGACGTCGCCGGCGATTACATCATCTCCGCAAACTACATAACGGCCTAATCATGCTAGAGAAAAAAATCGCCATTGATCTGATTACCGTCACTGAAGATAACTCGGTGCAGGTGCGGCAAGTAAAACGGATACTTGAAGACGGGGATGTTCTGTCCGAATCTTTTGATCGCTGGGTGTTATCCCCCGGTGATGACACCTCACAGCAAGACGCAAAAGTGCAGGCAATCTGCAATGCGGTGTGGGCCTTGAATGGCTGATGTCACCGTCCTTCTAACCCCAGTACCAGCAGCGTACACCACGTTTGCTGAGTACGTTGTCGCGGGTTATTGGGACGACGGTTATGTTGTCAGCTATGCCTGTGCCTACACCGTCACGGGCACCGCAGAGGTGTACCCCGCGGGTGTGTCGGCCACAGGAGCGGTTGGCACTGTAAGCGTTACCGGCACTGCTGAGATTTATGCTACGGGAGTCTCCGCGACAGGAACAGTTGGCACTGTCTCCGTTGTGCCTGAGACTAACGTCTACCCCACAGGCGTATCGGCCACAGGTGCGGTGGGCACCGTATCAATATCCGCTGGCGCAGAGGTTTATCCGTCAGGCGTGGTGGCCGCCGGGGCAATTGGCGCAGTTAGTGTCACCGGCACCGCCGAGATTTATCCGACAGGCGTATCCGCTACGGGCGCAGTTGGCACTGTCTCAGTGGTACCCGAGGTTGTGGTGGCGCTTACGGGCGTATCCGCTACTGGCGCAGTTGGCACAGTTACGGTTACTGGCACCGCAGAGGTCTATCCAACAGGCGTGCGTGCAGTTGGCGTCATTGGCGACGTTAATGTCTGGGGCATTATCGATGACAGCCAGACTCCCAATTGGACAGGCATTACAACACCGGGCGGCGCTTGGGTGGTTATCCCGGACGGGCAAATTCCAGCGTGGACGGGAGTTAATGATACACAGGCACCCGCATGGACTAGCATCCCAGCAGCACCAAATGGTGGCTGGGCAGTTGTGCCCGCACCCGTGTCTGCATGGGCGGTAATCAATGACACGCAAACGCCGGGATGGAATAATGTTTCAGATGCTCAGACCCCCGGTTGGGGTGCGATAAACGACACGCAAGTTCCGGGATGGACGCCGGTTAATGACGCACAAACACCGACGTGGACGGCGGTGCCGGATACTCAATCTCCAAATTGGCAGCAAGTAGCTGCGTAAGGACAAAACATGGCAACTGCATATACATCGCTTCTTGGTCTGGCGCTTCCGGTAACGGGTGAGCTTGCCGGCACATGGGGCGAAGTGTAGCCATGTTGGTGTACAAGATTACAAATGCGATCAATGATCGGGTGTACATTGGGATCACGTCCGGCTCGTTGCAGAAGCGATGGCGAGAGCACAGGTGTGCTGCCAATAAACTCTCAGACAAGCCGCTTTACAGGGCGATGCGCGCCCATGGAATTGAGAAGTTTGCGATTGAGGAAATATATGCAGCGTCTTCAAAAGAAGATATGCGCGCAGCCGAAATTAGGTACATCGCAGAATACAAAGCTCACTGCAATGAGCGCGGATACAATCTTACCGATCACGGTTATAAATACGGCTCTATCGGGGTGTCGGTTGGTGAAAAGCGATACAACTCGGTGCTGACTGAAGAAATTGTAGGGTTCATCAGAAATCCAGAGCTTAAAAATATTTCTAACAAAGATATGCTCTTGATGGTTTCACAGCGCTTCAACTTTGCGGGCTCGCGTGATGCCGTGCGAGACGCTAGGCGCGGAGATACATGGGCGTATTTGAATGAAAAATATGCTCCAATCAAGTGCGGGCAAGGCGCACGAGTGCCACAACTGCACGGCGAAAAGAGGGAAGCCGCGTTAAAAACCTTGGCCACGCACCACTCAAATGCCATAAAAAAAGCGGCAGAAATGCGGGTTGGGAAGCGTGGAAAAAACGCAAAATTGTCTGTGGAAACAGTAAAGCAAATATTTTTTAATGGCGACACACTGGCGCAAACGGCACGAGACTTTGGAGTTAGCAAGAAAATGGTTTCGTTGATAAAACAGCGCAGGGCGCATGTGTATTTAACACAAGGACTTTAATATGGCTTCTTCGTATACGCCGTTGTTGGGGCTTGTTCTCCCGGTTACTGGTGAGTTGGCAGGAACGTGGGGAACGGTATGGAATGACTCAGGTACTTCGCTCCTGGACTCGGCTGTCTCTGGCACGACCACACTCAGCACTGACGCCGACGTTACCCTGACGACCACCACGGGTGCGTCTAACCAAGCCCGCCAAGCGATCCTGTTGTGCAGCGGCGCTCGCACCGTCTTGCGCAATATCACCGCCCCCGCACAGTCCAAGCTCTATGTGGTTATCAACAGCACCACCGGCGGCTTCGGCGTAGTGATTCGAGGTGTCGGCCCCACCACAGGCGTGACCGTGGCCAACGGCAAGACCGCCGTGGTTGTGTGGAATGGCACAGACTTCGTGGAAGTGGCCCCCGCAGTAGCAACAACAGCTACCAACCTCGCAGGCGGCGTCGCAGGCTCCCTGCCCTATCAGTCTGGCGCAAGCACCACCACATTCCTTGGCATCGGCACCGCTAACTACGTGCTGACCTCCACCGGCACCGCGCCCACATGGACGCTGAACACCGGCACAGGCAGTGTGGTGCGGGCTACCAGCCCCACGATTACAACGCCGACGATTACGACCTCTGCCACCGTGCCCTTGCTGATCGGCGGCACGGGCACGACCAGCACGCTCACCCTGCGATCCACCAGCGGTGTGGGCACAACGGGCGCGGACATCATCTTCCAGACCGGCAACAACGGCGCGACGGAAGCGATGCGGGTGCTGAACAATGGCCGAGTTGGGATCGGCACTAATGCGCCCACAGCGGTATTGCAAGTTGGGTCAGGAAGCATCACGCCCGCTCTTGCTTCAGGTATTGCAGTGCAGGCGCTATATCAACCAAATATAAATTTCCTGTCTCCGGCAGCCACGGCGGTCAATGCAACCATCAACATTGGGGACGACGTAACCAGCAGCTTGGTGGTGGTTAAATATGACTACACATCAAAAGAGCTGGCGTACAACAATCAAGCAGCTGGCGGGTATCAAACGTGGTTTACAAGCGGCACTGAACGCATGCGGCTTACCAACGGCGGCAACGTCGGCATCGGCACCAACATCCCCGACGCGTTACTGACCGTTAATACGATTGCCTCGTTTGGTGACGGCGCTGTTGGAACACCTTCCATTGCTCACAAAGGCGACCTTAACACTGGCTTCTGGTTTCCGGCTGCGGATACGATTGCTGCATCTACCGCAGGCTCTGAGCGCATGCGGATTGATACCGCAGGGCTTGTCGGTATTGGTACCGCCAGCCCTAGCTCCCCGCTGACAATCGGCACAGCCGCATCCATCCCCTTGCTCATTAATGGGCAAACGACCGGCGCCAGCTACATAAGCATCACAAACACGGGTGGCACTTATGTTGCCGGGGTAAATAACAGCGCAGGCTCGGCAATCGGAAGTGGACTCGCCTATTCCGCCCTTGTTGGTACAAACAGCGCAACGGCATTGCAACTGACTACCAATGGCAATGCCCGCCTGACCGTTGACAGCGCGGGTCTTGTCGGCATTGGCATAACGGCACCCAATGCAACCTTAACTGTCGCTAGAGCGTTTAACAACGGCTTGGCCATTGTTGGGTTGACTGATACGGGCGGCGCAAACAACTCGTATTTGAGTTTGTACAACCGATCAGACGCTTGGCTATACGCCACTGCCAAAAACGGCACTGGCACCATTCGTCCAATTCGTTTTGCGATCAATGATTTTGGCGATGCTACAACGGGCGTTTCATTGGCGCTGGAAACAAATGGCAACGTGGGGATTGGCACCACTACTCCAACTAACCTCTTGTCCCTTGGAGGCAATGCTGCCCGCACGATCTGGATGGAGCGGCACACTACAGCTAATACAGCAGGTAACAACCTGACATTGCAGTCAGGTGGTGCAACAAGTGGGGCAACCGATAAGACCGGCGGTGCGTTGCTGTTGAGCTCGGGCACAGCCACCGGCACAGGCACGTCGATCATTACATTCCTGACAGCGACCGCTGGGTCAACCGGTACTGTAGATAACGCTCCGGCAGAGCGTATGCGTATCAATTCTATTGGAAACTTGCTAATCGGGGGAACTACGCCGCAAGGGAGTACACGAGTCGAATTGCTTGGAACGAACGACGCGACTTCAACAATTTCGCTTTACCGATCAGATTCAGCGCGACGAGCGATTGTTGGTGCTGACTATATTGGTTCGTTCACAAACAACAGCTTTGATCTTTTTACAAACTCAATCTCAAGGCTGTCTATCACCGGCGCAGGCGTAGTCAGCATTCAAAATCTCACAGCATCGCAAGCTGTATTTACCGATGCCAGCAAGAATCTGGTTAGCAACGCGATTACTGGTTCGGGCTCTGTAGTGATGAGCACCAGCCCAACGCTGGTTACGCCTATTCTTGGCACGCCGACATCGGGCACACTGACCAACTGCACAGGATTGCCTGTGGCAACGGGCATCTCTGGCTTTGGAACAGGCGTTGCAACCTTTCTTGCCACGCCTTCGAGCGCAAACCTTGCCGCTGCTGTGACAGATGAAACCGGCACAGGCGCGCTGGTGTTTGCTACAAGTCCGACCTTGGTGACGCCGAACATCGGCGCGGCAACGGGCACATCGTTGGCTGCGACGGGCGGCACGGTATTAGTTCGAGCGGCGGCCACTCAAGACGGTGTACAACTTCAAGGGCGTGCAGGCGGAACAGGCTCTTGGGAGGTCGCAATCACGCCTACAACGCTGACGGCAGATAGAACGGTCACGTTGGCGGACGGCAACACGACGTTGCAAGCTGGCACGATGGCAGTTACTGGAACGGGACTTAACCAGTTTGCGGCCACTACTTCTGCTCAATTGGCAGGTGTCATATCGGATGAGACCGGCACAGGCGCGCTGGTATTTGGCACTAGCCCGACCTTCACCACCTCCGCCACCGCGCCCTTGGTGATCGGCGGCACGGCTACAACCTCTCCGCTGGCCTTGCGCTCGACATCTGGCGTGGGCACCACAGGCGCCGACATCATCTTTCAGGTGGGCAACAACGGCGCCACGGAAGCCATGCGGGTGCTCAACAGCGGCAACCTAGGGATTGGGACGGCTACGCCTGGTTATCCACTGCATCTGAGCGGAACTACAGTGGGGGCCATCCGCTACGGCGCCGCGGGTAATACGGATACGACTGCCGGAGCAGGGGCTGGGTGGGCAGCGGTACATTCAGGTATTTCGACGGTTTTGACTGCGCGATCTGATCTGTCCTTAGGCCAAGTCGGCACCTTCTCTAATCACTCCTTAGCGTTTTATGTAAACACCACTGAGCGCATGCGGATCGACAGCGCAGGCAATGTGCTGTTTGATAAAACCGCAGCCAATCTCGGCAGCACAGGTATTGAACTTAAGCCCGGTGGTTTTGCTCAATTTACGGGAAACTTGGCAACCACCAATGAGCTGGTGAACTTCAACAACATCAATGCCGGCAACATTGCTTACGACATTGCCTTCAGGCAGCAAAGCACCATTGTCGGCTCCATCCGCACCAACAGCGCCTCGGTGTCCTACAACACCACCTCCGACTACCGCCTGAAAGAAAACGTGACCCCGATAGCGGGCGCACTGGCGAAAGTGGCCGCCCTCAAACCCGTGACCTACACGTGGAAAGTGGACGGCGAATACGGCGAAGGTTTTATCGCCCACGAACTGCAAGAGATTTGCCCCTTGGCAGTCACGGGCGAAAAAGACGCAGTGAGTGAGGATGGCAAACCCGTGCATCAAGGCATCGACCCGAGCAAGATCATCGCGCTGCTAACCGCCGCCATCCAAGAACAACAAGCTACGATCACTGCATTGACCACCCGTATTGCAGCCTTGGAGGCTAAATAATGAACGCACAAATCATCGCAGCATTGGCTCGCCATATTCTTACGGCGGTTTCAGGTGGGTTGTTTATCAAGTACGGTGTGGATGGCGGCGCGGCTGAGGCTATCATCGGCGGCGCGTCGGCGCTGGCCGGTGTAGGCTGGTCGATTTACGACAAGAAGAAGGGTGAGTAATATGGCTGTGACTTATACATGGGTGTTTAACCCGCTGGATGTGAAGCTGTCTGAGGATGGCTTGACCAATGTGGTGTATAACGTGAATTGGCGCTTGATCGGCACTGACGGCACGTACTTGGCCAATGTGTATGGCTCTGTTGGTGTGCCCGCTCCGTCGCCCGCAGCCTTCACACCTTACGATCAGCTTACTGAATCGATGGTGCAAGGCTGGGTGGTAGATGCCTTGGGAACCGAACAAGTGGCCCAATATGAGACAAGTATCGCCGCTCGAATTGCTTTGCAGCAAAACCCGGTTGATGCGTCCCTTTCACCTCCTTGGAGTAACACATGATTAAGCTCGAACTGTCTATTGAAGAAACTCAACTCGTTCTGGTGGGCCTGTCCAAGTTGCCCTATGAAGCTGTTGCTGCTGTAATCGAAAAGATTAAAGAGCAAGCCCAGCCTCAAGTGCAACCTGCGGAAGAACCCGCAGCAGAGTAAGCAGTACAATGGCGGTGAGCGGTCCGGCCTGCTCACCGTCGTGCAGTCAGCCGTGCCAGTGGGACTAAACTTCTACGATCACGGACTGACAAGTGAAAGAAAACTTCGACAAGGCGTTTGCCAAGCTCATCCGGCATGAAGGGTCTTATGTAGACCATCCGGCAGACCCAGGCGGTGCCACAAATTTAGGTGTCACTCAGCGCGTCTGGGAAGAGTGGGTCGGCCATACTGTCGACGAGAAGACCATGCGCGGGCTCACCCCGGAGATGGTCAAGCCGCTCTATAAGCGCAAATACTGGGATAAAGTCTGCGGCGACGATTTGCCTGCCGGCGTGGATTACTGCGTGTTTGATGCCGCAGTGAATAGCGGCCCCGGGCGTGCGATCAAATGGCTTCAGCAATCGCTGGGCACAACCCAGGACGGTGCCCTTGGCCCCAAAACACTCGCCGCGGCTAAAGCCGCCGACCCACAACTTCTCGTCGTTGGCTATAACGCCGTTCGCCTCGCCTTCTTGCAAGACCTTCCCACATGGAACACCTTCGGCAAAGGCTGGGGACGACGCGTGGCTGAGGTCAAACAAGACGCTGCGACCATGACTGCATAAGGAGGCATTGTGCCGCTAAAGAAATTGGTTTTGAAGCCGGGGTTAAACAAAGAAAACACGCGATACACCACTGAAGGCGGTTGGTATGACGGTGATAAAGTACGGTTTCGTTCCGGCTCACCCGAAAAAATAGGCGGGTGGGAGCGTATCTCATCGAGTACGTTTTTGGGTGTATGTCGTAGTTTGTGGAACTGGATTACGCTGGCCAGCCTGAATCTGATGGGTGTGGGCACTAACCTCAAGTTCTACATCGAGTCTGGAGGTAACTACAACGACATCACGCCTCTGCGGCTAACGGCTACGCTGACCAACCCCTTCACGGCTACGCTCAGTTCTTCCGTTATTACGGTGGCGCATACGGCGCACGGAAGCGCTACGGGCGACTTTGTGACCTTCAGCGGGGCTACCGGGCTGGGCGGCAATATCACTGCGGCGGTATTGAACAAAGAATACCAAGTCACGGTAGTGAGCGTGAATAGCTACACGATTACGGTGGCGGCCACAGCAATCGCAGCAGACGTAACTGGCTCACCGGGTGGCGGAGCTGCGGTCTCAGCGGCATATCAGATTGATTCAGGGCCAGCGTTCTCCGTGCCGTTGGTGGGCTGGGGCGCTGGCTCCTGGAGCAGTGGGTCATGGGGCCTTACTTCTGCAACGGATAGCATGCGCCTGTGGAGCCAGAATAACTTTGGCGAAGACTTGATCTTTAATCCACGCGGCGGCGGTATCTATTATTGGGATGCGTCGAGCGGATTGACCGCTCGGGGTGTGGCTTTGTCGTCTTTGTCTGGCGCCTCCAGTGTGCCAACCCTTGCCAACTTTATATTTGTATCCGACATCAGCCGGTTTGTATTTGCTTTCGGCACGACTGATTATCTGTCATCGGCGTTTGATCCCCTGCTGGTGCGCTGGTCAGACCAAGAAAGCGCTGTGAATTGGACGCCTTCGGTCACTAACCAAGCGGGCAGTGTGCGGCTGTCTCACGGTTCGGAGATTATCTCCTGCCTGCAAGCCCGACAAGAAGTTATCGTATGGACGGATTCGGCTCTATACGCACTGCAATATCTTGGCGCTCCGGATGTGTGGGGATCGCAGCTTATGGGCGACAACATTTCCATTGCAGGGCCAAACGCTATGGCACTTGCTAGTGGGGTGGTGTACTGGATGGGGATCGACAAGTTCTATAAATACAGCGGGCGAGTTGAGACTTTACGCTGCGACCTTCGCCAGTATATCTTTGATGACTTCAACTCCCTGCAACGCGCACAGGTATTGGCCGGCACTAACGAAGGCTTTAACGAAGTCTGGTGGTTTTATTGCAGCGATAGTTCCACGACCAATGACCGGTACGTTGTGTACAACTACAGCGAAGATATTTGGTACTACGGCACGATAGCACGCACCGCATGGATCGATAGCGGGCTGAGATCAAACCCTGTAGGAGCCACGTATCTGGGCAACCTCGTCAATCATGAAGTAGGCGTAGACGACAACTCAACAGGCACGTTGGTAGCGATTGAGTCCTACATCACCTCTGCGGAATTTGACATCGACGACGGCCATAATTTTTCGTTTATCTACCGAATGTTGCCGGATGTGACCTTCCGAGGCTCTACAGCGGCCAGCCCCAACGCGACCATGTATTTGCTGCCGATGACCAACTCTGGTTCTGGGTATAACAATCCTGCCTCGGTGGGCGGCAGCAACTCGGCAGTAGTTACGCGAATCGCTACGGTGCCGATTGAAGAGTTCACCGGGCAGGTGTATACCCGCGTTCGAGGCCGTCAGATGTCGATCAAGATGGAAAGCACCGGGCTAGGCGTGCAATGGCAGCTTGGCTCCCCACGAATCGATATCAGACCTGATGGCCGCCGTTGATATGTATACCGATACTAGCGCGTATGGTAAATTACCGGCTCCTATGTTTTGGAGCACTGTCATGCCTCGTTTTATTGATCGGACTGGACAACGTTTTGGGAAGTTGGTCGCGCTTGAGCGCATCGGAACGGACGCTTTAAAAAAAGTTCTTTGGCGCTGCCGATGTGATTGCGGGAACGAAGTTAGTGTTGTGGCCGGGTCATTAGTTACCGGAAATACGACTTCTTGCGGCTGCCTTATTCCCAACTTCAAACATGGCGGTTGGAACAAATCGTCGTACAACACATGGCGCGCCATGATGCGAAGATGCTACAACGCTAGAGACAAAGACTTTAAACGCTATGGATCTGTTGGGGTGACTGTTTGTTCAGAATGGCATGACTACAGCAACTTTGCCGCTGATATGGGTGAACCAGTGGGCACTCAGACCCTTTATCGAATTGCCGCAAATGGCGACTACACCAAAGACAACTGCCGTTGGGCTACTCCGACAATCCAAGCCAGAAATATTCGAGTCCGCAAAACGAGTAAATCTGGGTATACCGGAGTGCATTTGCGCAAGGGTAGGTGGTATGCCGAAATAACACACCAAAAGAAAAAGCACTATTCTCGGGTTTGTAACACTTTAGAAGAAGCCGTTGCCGCCCGCAAAGAACTTGAACGCATACGCTGGGGGGTAGCGTAATGGCACTCGTTGAAGCTCGCCTGCCCGCTGTGCCCAGCCTGCCTCTAGGCCCGGTGCAGTACGACAGGCAATACGTTGACCAGCTTAATAACGTGCTGCGTCTGTACTTTAACCAACTTAACAATGTAGTGGGGAAGCTCGTGGCAAACCAAGGCCCATACGAAGTTTATTTTAGCGATAACGGCGTTGATGCGTTTGGTCGGCTGCGGGTGAGCAACCCCTTCACACTGTTTGATAGCCAAAACAGATACGCTATAGACAATCAGTTCGACACGTCGACAGCCACTGGCGGCACAGCAACCTATCTGAGCAATGAAAGCTCGGTGTCGTTGAATACAACCACCAGCTCCGGCAGTGAAGTAATCCGCCAGACCTACCGCGTGTTTCCGTATCAACCCGGCAAAGGGCTGACGGTACTTGCCACCTTTGTCATGGCGGCGCCGCAGACAAACTTGCGCCAGCGGGCAGGCTACTTCAATACAGCGAACGGCGCGTTCCTCCAGCAGAACGGCACTACAGTCTCGTTTGTCCTTCGGTCAAACTCTTTGCCGACGCCAGGCACGCCAAGCGACGTTCGCACAGTCAATCAAGCTGACTGGAACGTGGATAAAATGGACGGGACCGGCCCAAGCGGGCGCGTGCTAGACCTGACCAAGAACCAGATTCTGTACATGGACTTTGAGTGGCTGGGTACAGGGGATGTTCGCTGCGGATTCTATGTGGATGGGCGGCCTCAGATATGCCACATCTTCCACAACGACAACGAGCAGACTGCTGTGTATATGCAGACAGCCATCCTGCCGGTGCGGTATGAGATCACCAATACGGGAGCGACCGGCTCTGCGTCATCGATGAAACAGGTCTGCTCCTCGGTTATCAGTGAGGGCGGCTACGAGGCAACATCAATTGACCACGTGGCGCGACGCACCACAGTATTGGCCTCGATTGGTACGACATTCCTGCCGCTGGTCTCCATCCGGCTTGCGTCCACGGCGCTCGGCGCAGTCGTATTGCCGAACCGAGTACAGGTGTTACCGACGACCAACCAGAACTACGAAGTTGCGTTGTTTAAAAACGCGACGCTAACGGGAGCAAGCTGGACCGCAACCGCCTCAGATGCCAACGTAGAGTATGACGTAAGTGCCACGGCGACTACAGGCGGCACCATTGTGCAAACGGATTATGTAACCTCCACCTCACAGGCAAAAAGCAACGTTGCGTTTCCAACCGGTTACAACTTTGACTTACAGTTGGGCGTGTCGTTAGCAGGGGTGAGCGACATTTACACAGTGGCAATCCGAACAGTATCCGGTGCCCCCACGGGCGATGCCGTAGGCTCGCTGTCGTTTTACGACCTGGCTCAGTGAGGAATTAGTGGATAAGTTGGCATTGTTTAACGCACTTGTGAAAGTAGTCAGAC